CGTCAATCTGCGCGTTTGTAATAGCTGTGATTGTAAAGATTTCGCCCAGCGGGTCCCATGCGGTACCATTCCAAGCTACGTTCATACCTGCCCCGCCGTACTTACTAGCCGCCTCAATATTGTAAACATCACCAACTCTCTGTCCGGTTGTTGGTAATTTGTCTGAAGAAGCTACTGAACCACAATATTTATACATATTTGTGATTTCTGATTTCTTAGCGTATGTACTCGACAAGGTGGCGTTTGTCGGTAACGCATCGAGCTTACTTTTATCGGTCGCACTCATAACACCGGCCGCACTACTAGTTGCCCCACTAAAGACAAACCCACATAAATCTACGGCCGCCTCACCTTCATCCCTCGTAATCCAGAAGCCGCATTTATCCGCAGAGGGATTGTAAGCCCTCGTTTGTAAGCTACCCCAATAGCCACTCCCGAATAACACCATAGTCTCATGTCCTGCCGCTGGTGCCGGTACAAGTCCATGAGTACCCATTGCGTCACCACTTGCGGCGGCTTTAAAATCACTGTAAGTGGTATCGTTATCCGCGCCCCAAATAGCTGTGCCATCTGCGCTCCAACGTAAGATTTGACCAGCTGAACCACCTGATGGGATGTGTTTGTTACCACTCGAAGTTGGATGAACATAATTGTTCGCACCACTCGCGATACCATCCAATTTCTTTTTATCATCAACACTCATAAGACCGTGTGCCGACTGTGTCGCATCAGAATAGGTTGTATTTGTAGGGGTAGCCCAGGTTCCATCTCCCCGTAAATACTGTGACTGTTTACCTGCCGCCGGTGCAGGTACCAGACCATGCGTACCTGCTGTGGAACTTGTTGCACCTTTCATGTCAGCATATGTGGTGTTTGCAGGTGTCCCCCAGGTTCCATCAGCTTTTAAATACTTACCCTCATTTCCTTTTGTTGGAGCAGGTACTAAGCCGCTCCCGCCATCGGCCGACGCTGTTGCACCTTTAAAATTACCGTAAGTGGTATTTGTGTCCTGCGTGTTAATCGTTCCAGTTGTTCCATCACCTTTCGTGAATGTGATGGTTCTTCCGTTTACTGATAAATTAGTGATACCTTTATTGAAAAGTGCTTTGATTTTATTCCACAAGTAGGTAACACCATTATTGTCTAAATAAGCCATTTTATCACCTCATCGTTTTTTATTTACATATTTCGTCTAGTTCCAAGTTTGTTATCGCTTCTATATCTTTCGATTGCGCGATAGATATCGCTATGTCTGACTTGTCGTTTGCTCTGCTAGCCGTTTCTCTTACTTTTTCTACATTGTTATTTATAATTAGAACACTTTTTTCAAATGTAACTTCATTGGAAAAAGTTTTTTCTGAAAGTGTGGATAGTGTTTTTCCAAGCGTAATTTTTGTATTTGAAGGATTTTCCAAATCTATCTCGTATTTGTTAACGAGATAATATGTAGATTTGTCTCCCGGAGTGCTTAACAGATTATGATGCGTTGACACGCAAGGAATCAAATCTCCCAAGCCTATGGCATCAATCTCCACATCAATTTTATGCAAATCCACCGCTGTCAGTTCAATCGTAGTTGTCAGATTAATGCACTTGTTTAGATATTCCTGTGCTTTTTTTAGGAGGGTGTTTGGATTATTAATATCGGGAAAATCCACCTTATCACATATCCACCCATAAAGCTCAACTGCCTCTGGGCTGTAAATATAGTCCGTTCCATCGTGTCCTTCCGCGGTCTTGATTGTTACATTATTTGCACCAATCGGAGCTCCAATTGGAATAATTGCCGTTTTAATGTCTTCTGCTTTTACATACTTCTGAAAATCAAGAAGATTTTCTCCGAATCGGATTGCCTGCGTACTGACTTTTCCGTATTGCTTCACATAGTCAAGGTAACGAACATTATTTTCATAGCGCACCCTAAGATAACCTTCGTATTTTTCAAGAAAATTCGTATTAATAAAATCCCAGGTAGTTTCATAGTTTGTCGCCAAAGTTTTAATTTCTACTGAATCAATATCAACAATTCCTATTTCAAACTGCTTTTCTTTTTCTACTTGAGAATTATGTTCTTCTATTAATCGTTTAAAAATTACAATATTAGTATCTGCCTTATGAATTTCTCCCGACTGGCTTCCATAAGTGTGTGGACGCTGAATTGTGTCAAGTAAATAAGATAACTCTCCTTCGCATGTAATCCGACCAGTATATTCAAAGTCTCGCTGATCAGTAATGGAACGGCCACAATATAGCAATCTTGAAGCCTCCCCACTATCTGATATGTCAACATCATATACTTTCAATCGAGATTTCAATTTCTTTATATCGTTTACATGAGGATGAGAAGGGAGTATGCCGAACTCAAAACTCCCTGTCTTATTAAGTTCAAGAGAGATTTTTGGTGTTATAAGCTGATACTCCTCGTCTCTCACATCATGCAGCGTTTTATCATCACAATAAATGCGATACATTACAGCAGCCCTCCTCTATAATCGACCGAAATAGTAGCCTTTCCAGAAAAAGTAAGGATATTTTCCCCTTCTTTGATACAAATACCAAAAACTTTGTTTTTGCCAGGTGAAAGATTATAGATTACCCCTTCATAAGATACCTGTATAGCTGTATTGCAAGAGATTACCGGCACAATTCTTTTTCTTCTGCCTGGTATTACAAGTTTATATGTACCATCCACAACAATATCTTTATAATTTCGGATGATGCCCGTTCTAAAATTAAAAGTATCCCATTCCCAATTTTCAAGACTAGAAAACTTTTCGTATTTATACGGGTCAACGCTCCCAGACAAGGTAAGAGTTCCTTCTACCCTGTCTGATTTTTCGACTTCAACATTTAGCCTTCCAATATAATAAAAATCCGGGTCATTATCCAGGATTATCTTATATTTTCTTCCGGCCAAGTAATTTGCTATCTCTGAAATTCTAATACCCCAATCGTAATAGTCCTGTTCAGGGGTTTCAAATTCAAGAGTAAGGGTTCTGATTTTGTATTTCACATCCCCTCCAGTAAGAGATTCCGTAAAATCTAACACCCCGTCCATTCCCGGAATATCCTGCTCATACGTTTTTGCCTCTGGAAAACCAAGAGTAATTTTTGTCCAACCAAGTCCCCAGTCCTTAAGGGTATGTTTGTTTCCAATCTGCACACCTAAGCTTCCTCTGTACATTTTAAACGCCCCCTCTTGCTTTTCTGGCTGCCATATTTCCTAAGTACGCATCAATATAAGGCACCGAAGACCTCGCTATCTCCCGTCCATCAAGATTAGTCACAAGCTCAATCTTTTCTGGTCCATTGTAAATTGTCTGACCTGCATCTCCTGCCAGTGCCGCTGTAAGCTGCGGCTGAATACTTGCAGATACTTTTGATACCTGTCTCGATAAAGCCGCTTGTGTTCGACCTGCAATATCCGGAAGAGATACTTTTAAGTTTGCCTTTGCAAAACGCTCTGCAAGGGTCTCTGATACATTTTCAACCTGACGGTAAAGTCGCGGAGCTTCTGCTTCATGTCCCTTTTCGGCTCCTTGTATGTTATAAACACCAATCCGCTTAAATACCCTTGATGGAGATTTTATTTTCAGCTGTTTTTTTGCAGTCTTTACAAGGTTTGCACAGATTTTCTTTATTGTTTTTGAAAGGTTTCTTGACTCGCTATCCATTCCTGCAGTAAGTCCTTTCGCAATATTTGTTCCAATCTGGTTCATCTCTGCCTGTAGATCATCTGTTGCTTTTTTTAATTTGTCTTGATATTCTTTCTGAATCTTACCAAAATCATCTGAAAAGAAGTTCTTTGAAAAAGTCTCTGAAGAAGAATACATCGTATTCCAATCATTTAAGTATGCTTTTTGTTCTGCAGATGTCATTCCCTGGAACCAGTCCATATAGGCTGTCGCTTCATCCATATTCATTCCTAAGATTTTATCCATCATGGATTCTGGAATCTTATTCTCAAGAGCTTTCAAATTGGTCTGATACCGTTTGATATCTGCAATGTTCTGTTTCAAATCATAGACATTTCCCCAGGATCGCTGTTTTTCTGTGAGAGTATCCATTTTGCTTTTGATATCATTGTATTTAGTCTGATATGTCTCAGAAAGTTCCTGTATACTCTTTTCTGCAATCTTGGTAATACGGGTAGATTCTTTCTCGAAGGCATCATTATAAGCCGCTGCCGCCTTTTCTCCGGCCGTTTTAAGCTGTGACTCCTGTTTCTTATCTGCAGCTTTCATCTGCTTGAGCCTTTTCTTTAATGCGGCTTTTCTCTTCTTGTTTGCCTTTTTGCTTCCTAGCTTATCAATTTTATTTTGAAGCACCTCTTCTTTCTTCTGATTGGCATTAGATAGACTTTCTTGCTGTTGATCAATAATTTCCTGTATTGTTTCAGAAGAACGAGACTTTGATGTACTCAGCGATGTAGATAATCCAGACAGCAGATTGCTTCCTATTTCAGAATATTTTCCGCTTTTAGAAGCATTTTGTGCCGCACTAAGTGCTTCGTTCACAACACTTTCCATTTCTCCGACAAGCTCGCTTTTAGATTCTCTTACACCTTTTGCAATGCCTTTCGGGATATTCTTTCCGATAATGTTCTTGAACTTCCGAGAAGGAGAATGAATATCAAGTTCATCTGCAGAAGCTGTTAGAGCTGAGGCACACATTGCTCTTGATGCATTAACTACAGAATCGGTATTATCCTTAATACCTGCTGCCATGCCGAGGGGTAAGTATTTGCCGACCTCATTTTTCATCACCCTGGATGGTGATTTAATCTTAGCTGCAGCTTTCGCCGCTGCTACGGCTGCTCTTACTGCACTTCTGGCCGCTGCCGTTACAAATGGAGTCCCTGAATGAATACCGGATGCGATACCGGCAGCCATATTTCTTCCGGCTGACACAAAACCAGCTTTTCCAGAGCTTGCACCTGTCTTTGCAGAAGTAGATAGCGTTTTTCCTGCTTTTTGAGCCGCTCCTTTTTGGGATGCTACACCAGAAATATATGACTTAGCATTTTTACTACCAGCAGATTTCCACTGCGAAGTTGTAGAAGCCACACTGGTTGCTCCGCCTTTTCCAATCTCTTTTCCTGTCTTCTTTACAGTGCTTACCGCCTTCTTACCTTCGTCTGTAACAGATTTATAAGTACTTTTTGCTGCAGCACTATTATTGGTTGCTTTTAACTTGCTATTTTTCTCAATCTCTTTTTTGGTACTTTTTGCTTTCTGACTCGCTGTATTAAGCGATGAAGTATAAGCTGAGGTATTTATCCCTTTAATCTTGCCGTTTCCAATATCTTCAACATTCTTCTTAATCTTAGTCGCTTTTTCTTTTGTCAGTGTCTCTGCCTGTGTTGTCGATGCTACACCAGAACCGCTAAGCAGTTGATTTATTGCCTCATCAACACTGATTTTGCCTTGCATGATACTTTGAGCTAGTTCTTCCGGAATTTCTTTTCCAGAAATGCCAGCTTTTTCTGCTGCACTGCTAAAATCCAGAAGCGTGTTCATCTGATTAATCGCTGATTGAAAGTTTATCGAGCCATCTGAAATACCCTGCAATAAATACTGAGGAATTTCTATTCCGGCTTCCTGTGCCTGTTGAATCAATCCGTCAAGATTAATAAGCCTTTTTAAACCGTCACCCGTAGTTGGAGCTTTATAGTTTCCAGCTTTAATATTTTCTAATACTGTCTCTGGAATTTTCTTTGCTTTTATTTCAGCATCTTTCGCAAGTTTGTCTAAATTAGAAAGAAAATCACTATAATTTGTCTGGGTTGTAAATTTATCAGAATATGTTGTGAGTTCTTTGTTGGCTGCATTAAGATTCTTTTCTGATTTATCAAGAGCCTTCTCTGTTGTTTGCAGGCTCTTCTCATATTTCATTAAATCTTCTGCGGCTTTAGCTAACTCTTTATTTCCACTTCCAAGTCCCTTTTCTTTTTCAAGCTTATCAAATTTTTCTTGCGCTGCATTCTTCTTTTCAAGTGCTTCCGTATACTTCTCTGTCGCATTCTGATTAGCTACCTCAGCCTCTGCAACTTTTTCTGCTGCACTTTCCATTCCTGACTGATATGCCTTTGCCATTGCCTGCTCTTTTAAAGCTTGAATGTTTCTTTTGATTGCCGCAGTGGATTGATTCAGCTTATCTTTCTGCTCGTCATATTGTAAATTCAAATCCGGTAAGATATCATTTAACTGCTGTACTGTACTTTTTATCTGCTGTTTTGTTCCAGCATCCTTTTCCTGTACACCAATCAGACTCTTCAATTTAGAGAGAAGATTATCTGCCTGAACTCCTTGGGTCTTTACATCATTGACATTTTTCGCATTATCTTTATGCATGGAACGAATAGAACTTGCTACTTCATCCTGTTCCTTTTTCAATTTCTTGCAAGACTGTGCAAACTTGTCTGCTTCAGTTGTACTTTTTTTCTGTGTTAAAGTATAAGCAACCATTCCGGCCGTTAATGCTCCACCGGCAACAACTGCTAATGCAATAGGATTCGCCAATACACCAATCGCTCCAGAAAGAAGCCCTGTTGCTGTAGTGGCTGCCAATGCTTCTCCTGTGAACAACTTCACAACTGTTCCAAGAATCGTCATTCCCGTGCTTGCGCCAGCCATAGCAACTTGCGTCTCCGCAAAAGCAGTAGAAATCGTCTTTACGACCGTATACCCCTTAACAACCGTCAACAAGCTAGCTGCTACTGGAAGTGCAGTCTGAATATTTTCACCGGCAAACTGCGCTGCTCCTCCAAGAACTTTTAAACCACCAGCACCAACAGCCTTTGCAGTAGTGCCTAAGTTTTTCACAGTCGTAATCGTTTCTTCTGGGATAATCGCTTCAATGCCGTTGTCTTTTATCGTGGTCGATAAACTCCTAATCTCTGTCGCGGCAGCTCTAACAGCTTTCTTAGCAGGATTCTTGATATTATCATATAATTCGATTCCTGCCGACTCTGCAGCAGAGCCTAATTCATATAATGCCCCCTGTAGGTTATCATTCATGATATCGGCCTGATCCTGTGCCGCTCCAGATGCATTATCAATCGCTTTTGATAAATTATCAAAATCTGACTCGCTTGCATTTATGATTGCAAGCAATCCAGACATTGCTTCCTGGCCGCCAAGTGCAGAAGCGGCGGCGGCTTTCTCATCTTCCGGAAGTCCTTGTAGCGAATCCCTCATGTTTTCCATCACTTCCATAAGGGATTTCATGGAACCATCGGAGTTTTTAATGGAAATTCCGTACTTTTCCATAGCTTTCGCCGCATCGGATGGAGGGCTTGCAAGGCGTGTAAGTATACTTCTTAAAGATGTACCTGACTGGCTTCCCTTGATTCCTGCATTTGCCATTAATCCGATTGCCTGAGATAAATCTTCTATGTTGTATCCAAGTGTTCCAGCAAGTGGTGCAGCATATTTGAAGGTTTCCCCCATCATTGCCACATTTGTGTTAGAACTACTTGCCGCTGTTGCTAATACATCCGCAAAGTGAGCACTATCACCTGCCTTTAATCCCATAGCTGTGAGGGCATCTGTCACAATATCAGAAACCGTTCCAAGGTCTTCACCAGAAGCCGCTGCCAAGTTCATGACACCAGGAAGACCATCAATCATCTGCTGTGAATTCCAGCCAGCCATAGCCATATACTTAAGTCCTTCTGAAGCTTGCGTAGCAGAGAACTTTGTTGTAGCCCCCATTTCTTTCGCCTTGTTCGTTAATGCTTCTAAATCTTTTCTGGAAGCACCAGAGATTGCCTGCACTTCACTCATTCCAGCTTCAAAAGACTTTCCCGCATTAATAGCAGCTGTGCCGGCGGCAACTGCTCCAGCACCAGTAGCAGCCGTAATCGTACTTACAATACTTTTTATCTTGCTGCCGGCACCCGTCCAATACTGTGTAGCCTTTTCAGAAGATTCTTTATAAGGCTTGCTTGGATCCGACTCTGGTTTACTGGATTCTCTGGTCTTTTCCCGTTCCTTATACTGTTTTTTCTCTTCTTCTGTTACTCTTTTACTTGATTTCTTTACTTCTTCTTCTGCCTTTTTTGTAGAATCAATCACCTGTTTACTCGCAGAACTGGCTGTATTTTTTACTTCCTGTCCTGCCTGTTTCGCAGAGCTTTCTGTCTGCTTGGAAGCCTGTTTCGCAGAAGTTTCTATCTGTTTTACTGACTGCTTAACAGAACTTTCCGCTTTTTTTGCAGCTTGTGCAGTGTCTTTTTCAAGGCTTTTGCTTAAACTATCAAGCTCCTTTTCTGCTTTTTCAGAATTAAGCTCAACTTCAATCTCAATATGTCCATCCGCAGACATAGCTAAACCTCCTATAAAATTCGTCTGCGTCTGTCATCCATGTTCACACTGCACGTTCCTTAGGGCTGCAGCTCCATCCCTTATAAAATTCCTGTCAGATCACCATCACCAAGAAGTGCCTGCGTGATCTTGTCCTGTCTTTCTCTTTCTTCCTCTGAAATGTCTTCCGGAAGTTGGTACAACCGTTTCATCCGGTTGTAAAATGCTTTCTGTTCTTTCTCCATTCCTTTCGTATCGATTACGCGATACGTTATAATCTTGCTTATCATGCAGTCCTCAGAAAGAGCAGAAAAAAGAGCAGAGAACTTCCACCAGTGAAGTTCCTGCTCTGCTAAATCAATATGATATTGTTCAAAGAAAGCTGCATAAATATAATCTGCATCATAGTTATAATTATAAATCTTTTTTCCGCTGCCCGACTTTTTCGACTTCTTTTTATCAATGTTTTCTTTTCCACATTCATAGAACCACAGCATCGCATTGATTGCTTCGTTGATGTCATTCGGAATCTCTGGATAGTAAAGTTCTAAGCCATCTTTATACTTTGCAAGTAGTTCGGCTGTCTCTCTGTCCATTTCCTTATCCAACAAACAAAGCTCGTTTGCAAATTCTTTCTGTTTCTCTGTAAGTTCTTTTTTCTGCATCAATATTTCAAATTGAATCGAAGTTCGGAAATCAGAGTTTATCTTATATAATTTTCCATCTACCTCAACTTGCTCTGGCGGCTTGTCCATTAAGATATTCATAATTATGCAAAGAGACCTTTACTTGCGGCTTCTCCATATTCTTTAACCTGTGCGTTGTTTAAACGTGTCAGCTTCTGCGTTGCCGCTACACGTTCTCCCAGGTCATATCCTTTAAACATCTTCTCGACGGCTCCTTCTCCTAATATAGTATCAAGAAAAGCATCAATAATTTTGCATTCTGCAATAATATCATCTGCACTAAGAAGATTCCCTACTCCTACAACATCTTTTTCATAGTCTTCAAGTGCTTTTGCTGTTTTTGTTGCTTCGGGAATAAATTTTCTTGTTGTCTCTGCTTCCAATGCCGAGAAATAAAACTTCTCTCCATTCCACTGAAATGTCTTATTCATGCTGCCTTCTCCTTTCCTATGCTTTTGGTGTGAAAGTCTTTGTTTCCGTATTAAATGTACCTTCTACTGGGTCACCTTTATCGTGAAGTGTACCTTCTACCTGCAGCTCTCCGTCATTATCTGCAAAAGAGGAAATTTCCACTGCAGTATTAAAACACCTTGCCTCAAAAGTATTTTCTTTTGATTCTACTGGTTTATCTAAATCAACACGCACTAAAGAACGTTCCGCATCTCCTCCCGTCTTTCTTAACTTTCCAATAGATACAAAATCCTCAATTACCTTTTCTGAAAGAATCTGGTCCGCTGTAAACGGATGCGTTCCTTCATAAGATGTAATAGAGGAAGTAGAGGATTTATCATTGATATACTTCTTTGAAGAAGTCTGTGCCCCCGGCTCTTCATCTAATTTTTCAAAACCTGTGCCGGCTAACTCATAAGCTTCTCCAACTTCGATATATGCCGCTTCCTGGTATCTCTGTTTTACTTCTTTACTTGTATTCGCCATTATCTTCTAGCCTCCTGTTTATAAATAATCCTGCACTGTATCTGATACTTTGCCTTGTCAAGTTCCGTATCAAACACATAGCCGCATGTGATTGCTTCAATTTTTTTAATTGTCTTGCCGGCATCCAATTCCGGAAAATCTCCTGCCTCAGATACCTCTTCTAACCAGTCTGAAAAATGTTCATAGAATCCGATATTATCAAGATTCTGACGCACTTCTTCTGTGTACAGCTCCCGACTGGAAAAATTAAAAAGACACTGCCGCGTTGTATTCCCGGCAATGTCTCTCTTAGTAACCTGCTGTCCTGGAACAGAATCAATCGAATAGCTCGTGCTATCCTTTCCAAGTCTGTCTACGGAAAGGCTCTTATAATATTCATCAAGATACGGGCATTTCTTTACAATCTCCCGCACCGCTTCCATTACCATCATTTTGCTTTTCCTCCAATATAATCAGCCACACTCTGGGTGATCTCCTTGCCTCTGTCTGCCCACATTCGCTTATCCCATTCTCTTCCTCTTAAGCCATCGCCTTTATGCTCATAATACTGTCTACGAGCGTAAGGAGTAACATATTCGATAGAATTTTCATGTTCTACGGCTGTATTTTTAAGCGGACCATTAAGGAACGGAACATAAGGGTCTGTCTTGCGCCTTACCTCGCTTACCATATACCTCTGTGCCTGCCCGCCTTTTCCAAGCTTTCTTTTTGCCAATATTGCACTAGCAGGGTCTAACCGAACCTTTACCCTCATTCTGCTGTCACCTTCCAATGCTGCATCGTAGGGCTTCCGTTATCGTTAGTTTCTATAACAGCAATTACCCTTACGCTGCCATACTTATCTTTAAGGTGTTCCACATCTTTCTGCTTTGTAAGTTCGTCTGTGACAACTCCTTTAACAATAATATCCTCTGGAGCAAGTGTGAAGAATTTATCCTTTTCCTGCTCTGAATTAAAATTAACCGGAGAACAATATTTTTTCTCTGTATCAATCAGAAACGGAATATACACCTCTGCTACATCGGCACTTACTACTCCAGTATCAGATGGCAGGACCTTTGTTGCATCCTGCCAGTTCACTCCTTTAAGTACTGTCCGGTAATATTTATTGCTTCCTTCGTCTCTGTCATAGACTTTATTATAAATCGTCACAGAAGCGTTAGTGATCATTAGAAACACCCCCTATATAACAATCCGGTTGTGGCAAGGTAAGGATATGCTGCAGCATATTGTTTTTTACGAAGAACTTTTTCTTTAATCTGACCGTCTGCCTGCTCTGTTACATAAGAAACTGACAACTTTCCAACCGTTTCAGACTTCTTTTCCCCTTCCGTAGAGCTTTCAGCTTTATAAATAACTTCCGCAACTGCACAGGCTGCAGCTTTCACTTCCTCTGGAATATTGTTTTCATCCACTCTTGAAAAAGTAATCGCCTTAATATATGTGCTTGCCCTTGTGATCACACGCTGGAACTGTTCGTTTGGGATAATATTACCGCCGTACTCTGTCATGTAAAATGCAAGATCTGCATATCTTACCATGGAGTCGCCACCTATCCTCTCGAAATGATTCTTGCAATCGGGATTGCCTTATGTTTGATTGTCTTTTTTGCAGAACCAGCTTTACCATTGTTTACAAGTTCCCAGTTTGCTCCGTTCGCAAGTTCATCGTCCGTAGGAGATTTTGCTGTCATGGATTTTTTTGTAAACGAGATTCCATATGGTGCAAATACTTTTCTCTGTCTCATATAGAGAGTATCTTCTCCGCCGTGTTTCTTTGGATCACGATACATTTCATACGGCACTTTTGCACCAATATCCTCATAATCAAAAGCACCATCACCAAGAACAAAAGTTGTATATTTAGTGTAGGCTTCCTGTGGTGCAACGTATCCTGGGCTTCCTTTTGTTCCGCTTTCTGCTACTGCTGCAACAGCTTCCGTTGGCATAGAATCATCAATCAGAACTAAGCGTCCGTTCCATGTTGCAAGAGTTAAGTCTCTTTCAACTCCGTTTGCATCTGTCTGAGTCATATATTTTAACAGCTTCAGGTTTTCGAGATTTGTTGCTACAGCACTGTGCATGATTGCGATCGTGAACTTAGACTTATTGTCTCCTGCTGCTTTCTGTAATGCGGTATTTAATGTGTCCGCCTGAACTACATTCTTTACATTTCCATCCTTATCCGTTGCTGTCTCTCCCGTGATATCGGATGTGTGATTCTGTACAAATTTTAAGTTCTCTGCTCCTGTCATAGCGAAGATACCCTCAAGAATCTTTACCAATGTCGTCTGGTCAAGTTCTGCCTTATAGTCATTAACCTGGGCAGCAACATTATCCATGAAGCTGACTCCTCCGGTTACATCCTCAGAAAAGTCTCGTTCTGTCCAACCTTTCATACGGCCAATAACGACAACCCCTCTTTCAAATGTCTCTGTTCCTTCGGATTCAAGGTCTGTTTCGCCATCATAGTTCTGTGCAGTACCACCAATAAGTCCATGCATTGGAAGAACTGCATAAACGGTTCCTGTCTGAGAATTAAAGGTACGCTTGATATCCTGATTGCCTTTTAAAGCTTTTGATTTAATCAGTTCGTTTCTCTTTAAGTTCGGAATCCTCTCTGTATAGGCTCCAAAAGCCTGAGGATTAAAACTTTTTGAATCAAATTTCTCTCCTGCCATTTTCTACTCCTTTTTTAAATCTCTGCTCCCGGATTCTGTGTCATATAGTCACACAATTCGGTATATGTCATTTCACTCGGTTTCTTTCCTCCGACACTGCCAGAACCACCGTTTGTCCCTTTTACAAACTCTGGTGCCGGCTCATCGCTTTCAAACAGATAATCATTATCTGCCTTAATCTGAGCAAGTTGCTCATCTAATCCAACGATTTTCCCATCATTATCATTGAATTTCAGTCCATCCATATTGAGAAGTGCTTTGACAGCTTTGGCATTCTTGGCTTTTGCTCCAGTTAATGCTGCGGATAATGCATAATCAAATTTCATCTGGGAAATCTGTTTATCCGCATCGGCCTTTGCCTTTTCTGCCGTCTCTTTCCAGTCATCCGCTGCTTTTTTAATTCCATCAATATCCATGTCTTTAAACTTCTGGATTTCGGTATTGGCATCGTTTACCTGTGTTTCAAGAGATTCTGCCTTTAACTTATAGCTGTCTCTTTCCTGGATAACTTTTTCTGCTTTTTTCTGTTCTACTGCAATGTCTTTTCCGTTCTCAGCCATAATCTTATCAATTACTTCCTGCGAAAGATTAAGGCTCTTTAAAAATTCTGTTTTCATGTCTCCTGCTCCTTTCGTATTAGGTTGTTTTAGGCGTGTAACCGACCGCCACGAACCGACTGTTTAAGGTCTAATCCACTGACCAATGCAACTTTACCCCACTGCGGGGAGATGTGTGAATCACCTTCTAGTTTTTATGAGTTATCTTAGCTCCCCACTCCGGTAAGAAGTTGATTTCATAGTGATACTTATCCACATTCGCTCCCGAAACATCTTCAACGACATACATTGTATAATCATTCAGATAAACCAAATCTTTCTTATACTTTCCCTCTGCTGTTTCGATGATAACTTCAAGCTCGTTATCATTATTATTCTGCAAAGCAAATGTTCCAGTAAGTTCAAGCAATACAGTGTCAGTTCTGGCATTAATCACTGTCAGCTTTCTTGTTACGTTAAAATTGTCAGCTTCTTGGGATACATTCTGTGATACTTTGTAAGATTCCGAACATCCGGTAAGAACTCCCAGTGCTAATACTGTCGCCATCACTACTAATAAAATCTTCTTTTTCATCGTTTTTCCTTTCTTGCGCCGGCGCAATTACAGTTTAAAACACATGTTCTGAAATTTCTTATAAGCATCAAAGTATAACTCGTGCTTATCTCCGTTATATGTCAGCTCGTAATACATTCCATCCGGCACAGTCGTGCTCAGAAGTGCTTTGCTGTTCTGTAATGTCTTACAACTCCATACCACGTACACATCCTGTGCTGTGATCTGTTTTTCATCGGTCTTATCCATGTGTGAATTTGTATATTCAGCTACTTTTTCCTTACAAAGCCTTAAAAATTCTTCGTTTCCCATCCCTTGCCTCCTACGCATGTTCAATCCTCGGAATTCCATACTCAACTGCACACTCGTGCTCAATCTTGCATCCTCTTGCTTTCTGCCAGTCTTTTGCAAAATACGCAATATCTGCACTGGATAAAAGCTCTAAAGATTTACCTAAGAACCAAAGGGGCTTTGCTCCTACTGGAGCCGACTGAAAGAAGGAATCAATCACTTTGACAGGCTCCCCAACCTGTTTCTCTGCTTTTTTAATTGCTTTTTCTCTTGTTTCAAGAATCTCCTCATCTGTTTTCCCTCTCATTGGCTGTGAAATAAATAATTTTTTCATGTTCTTAATTTCCTTTCCTTAAATATCATAAACAACCTTACAGTTGTTAGTTTTTCCATTTGCTAAACCATATTCAATCACAGTTGGATATCCGTTATCCTCCAACCACTCTTTTACTTTTTCTAAAACGCTGTCTTTATACTGGACTGTGACTCCGTCATGTCCATTTTTGCTATATGCTGTTCTGATAATCTCATCTGCAAATAAGTCAAGTTTCTGGATAATTGCCGATACCGCCTTATCGTGTGGATTTCCGTTGGTTGAAAGAATTCCAAGTTCTTTTGCGATGGATGTGCAGTCCCAAAGTTTACTATCCTCTGTGATTACCGGAGAGTGAACCGGATAACCATTATCTGTATAAATCCTTACCACTTCTGCAGCAATAAATTTTGCATCTACTCCTGCTTCCTGTAAGAGGCCAGTGATGTTCTTTGCCATCTGATTTACAGAAGAAAGTTTTTCTTTTTTGTTTTTCTCTTTTTCCGGCATTTCATAGGATCCTGTCTTGCGGATCCGTGGAAGAACATCATCCGCAACCCAATCTGAGAAACGTTCTGCGGCAGGCTGTCGGCTTTTAAAAATCAATTTATAAACACCGCTTTCTGTAAGAAAATTCTCACCTGCATTGTTCAATTTTCGGATGTCGGTATTACCGATATCCGAATTTTTAAGTTTTACAACCTGTTTGTTACTCATTTTTCTAAGATTATCATTAACGTTTTTGATATTTAAAATATAAGCCACATGTCTAGGATTAAACAATACCTGTCCATTCCATTCAAATACTTCCACGCTGTTTCCTTCAAAATTCATCAAGTTATTCATCGCAAAATCCTCCTTTTTTCAAAATTACCAACGAAATAAGACACAGCTTTTCGCTGTGCCTTTATGGTTCTTTCCGGGAGGTCAGGAGCATACCCTGACAGGAGTTCTCCCATTATTCAATTAATTTCATAAATAGCTATATCCTTTCTTAAAAATGAGTATAAAAATAACACGTTCGATTTCTATTTACCAAACGTGTTAATTACATAGATAATATTTTTATATCTCTCCATAGAGATCTTAGTGGTTTACCACCCACTTCATACTCCTGTAACAAAAGTTCTGGAGTATCAAAAAACTTAGCCGCTCCCTCCGGACATTCGCATATAAATGGTTTATCGTCCCTCCAAGAAATATTATATCTCGTATCATGTAGAAGGAACTCAATATCTAATCCCATTTGAATTGCGTCTTCTAATTCTGCAAGACTCTCTAATTTTCCATAAGACTCATGCTCAATCATCCTTCATCACCTCACTTAAAATATCGCTGTTAGCAATTTTATGCCCTAACTTAAGTGTATTATCATGCTTGCTTTCTCTCTTCAATGTGCCTTTATCCGTTAGATACCAATTATGATAGTGTGGAACTACTGGATGCTCCTTTGCATTTCCATGATCACTCATATCTATATCTAACTTCGGCTTTCCATCTTTGCCATAATATCTCCTGCTTTGAATTACCTCATCTTTATAATTATCAAACACACTGTTAGGAGTTCCCATATACGGAATGGAATGAACAGTTCCTTTTGTTCGATTTACCAAAGCTTTTCTCTGCCAATTGACATCTGTATAAGCTTCTTTTATGTCCTTCCATTTCTTATCATCATTATATTTCATGCGGCCAAATTCTGCAAGAGAACCAATAGATTTTCCAAGCACATTTTTATATCTTCTATACTGTGCAATATCTCTTCCAGCATTTTGAATCATCTCTGGTGGAAATTGTTTCACAGCTTTAAGACTTCGTGGAGCTACTCTCCCTCTCATATCAAGATAGATACGTTCTCGCTGCTGTTTTAACCTCATCCTCTTGCTGAACCTGGCATATTCGCCTAGTTGAGCCTGATATTTTGCTTTATGCAGCATAACTTCATCTTTATCTGCCCCGCCGCTCTCCATGAGTTTTACTTTCTGCCGCTGCGCTCTCATGGCTGTTTCCATTTTTCTCTGTTTTTGTCTTGCTTCATAAGCCGTATACTCTTTTCCATCAAAGCTTTTCGGAGTATTGTCTTTCTTGTTTTGTTCATCCAGCCATTCATCTGTATAATTTCTTACCGAAATGCCAGGAAAGAACGGATAATACATATGATAACAGTTTGCTCCAAGAAGTCCCGTTACTGTCCCTAAACCACAAACAGAAACTAGCTGCTGCTTCGAATATATTCTGCCCTGCCACACTGCATGGGCTGGTCTTGCTCCTGAGTGCCAGTCCACTTCGAAGTATTCTGTTCCAAGCTGCTGTGCATGATACTCATTAATCTTTCCGCAAACCTGTGCTACTCCTGTTAAGACCGCCCTTCTGGCAGCCACATCAACCCTGTTGGTCCATCCAGAGGGATAATTAATTGTCCTCATGCCGCTGTTTGTTAGTTGCGTAACGGTTTTTCTTAAAACACTGCCATAATCAAATGCCCCAGAAACAATATCATAACAGGCATTATCTAAATAGCCGGTATAAATCTGTGATAACGGAGTAACAACCATCTTTCCATTATAGTTCAAATAAAAGCCAAGCGAATTTGTTATGTTTTCTAAGTCTTCCCGGCTTTGCCTGATGATTGCTTCTACTTGCTGCTGCATCTGCTCATTCTCTTCGTAAGGGATAAACTGTGCATTAACCTGCTCGTATATGTCTTTATTTCGGACATATTCCCAGTCTATGACCTTATCATACAGCTCAAACATTTCTGGGTAAGAATCATTCAATGTGTCTTTTATTGCCTTTTCAATGTCTTCCGAAGAATACCCAAGAATCTTTAGCCTGTTTATCTGCCAGTCAGCTGTGCTGGTGATTTCTCCCGTTTTTCGTATTCTTCTTACGATATCTTTCATGATACGTTCTTCCAGATCAGTAAAGCGTGCTGCTATTTTATCAGCCATTTTGTTTTTATATTCATCTCTCATCTTACTCCATCACCTGATTCTGCTCCGGAAGATTCTTTCTTGCCTGCTCTACCGTTTCACCGTACCATTTTGCTCGGTATTCCTCCGGGCGCATAATTCCCATACTAACATCCTGTATATCCTGCTTTCTATCTTGTTCCCTATCTGTCACAATCGAATCATCCCAGTCAAACCTCATCTCGTATTTCTTTCTGCCAGAAAGTCCAGAAAGTTGAGCCATGACATCCATCGCATATACTAACTGTTCTAATGCAGTCTGTAATGACTTTTGGATATCGGATACTGTACTATAGGAACGCTGCTTACTTGCTTTGATCTCTTCTGCGGTCTTATCAACGGTATTTGGGTCACTTAATGTCCCGTAAGCAAGCCCTACATTAAACTCTATCCTGCGAAGAATCGCATTAAATCCATTAATAAGGTTTTCATCACGAATAGCCGGTGCAAACACTTTATATTTCTCGGCATTATCATCAAGGTCCATCATGCGAAACAGTCTGTCCTTGCCCTTTGGAAACTCATAATTTCCCTTATCATCCTTTTTAAACAAGGTAATGTCTGCATCAATCGCAAGCTCCGAACCCTCAAACTCCCAAAGGAGTCTTGTCCACTGATTGTCCGCCTCTTTAATGTCATTGATAGCTCTGGAATATACAGAAACACCAAGAGGTGATGTATCATCCACATTGTTCGCATTAGGAATCTTGAAATAGGCAAACAGTGGCATCTTTACATTCTTAAGCGTAACTTCTTCCTGCAGATTAGCCCATTCCGGTACAGCAGTAAGAGGAACTTCTTTCCCCAAAACCTCAACATTATCAAGATCCTGTTTCACAAAAGCTTTGTTGTTTATGTGATACATTGTGCCTTCGTGTTGATGATACTCCAGTCTGGTATATACCTTTTTCCCTACCGTTAAGCTCTCAGCGAATACCGCTGCCGTAACTTCTCCTCTGGAATTAAACTTCGTAGGGAAGAACCTGTCTGCCTGAACCATATCTACCTCTATATGCCCTTCTGATGCATAAGGTTTCATTGCTAACCCGCCCTTAGCACAGGCATATTCTGTGTATTTACGGATATCGCTGATAACTGCCTGATACTCTTCGTTAATGAAGTCATTTCCTGTAACTTCTGTTTTCAGTTCCAGCGTAACAAGTCTCCGGCAATAGCAGCAGGCAATCCACAAAGCTTTATATTCTTTTCCTTCCAGGGCGGCTCATTTTTATACATCTTAGTCCAGAGATCAATCCCATTCGCCATTTTGTCAGATACCGCTACCTCAACCCCGATGGCATCTTTTATTTTTTCTCTTCCAAGCATCTTTCTAATCACCTGCCCTATTCTTTCGATAAATTCTTTTATCATCTATCTCAACTCCATTTTCGTTCTCGTCTTATGATGGTATAAGCAAAATATCGTGCAGCATCCATGCAATGATCGTACTGCTTTACCGGCTTATCATCTCCACGTTCCACTGCCTTTTCATCCCAGATATAGGAACCAAATTCTTTAATCGTTTCCTTACAATCTTTAAGAAACAATAAAACTCCCAGATTAAGAAGATTTCCAACAAAACGTATCCCATCGAGAACATCGTTCTTTGCTTTCTTAACCTTGAAGCCCCTTTTTTTAAGCTCTGCAATAAAGGAAGCTGCGGCCGGATCTACAATGATTGATTCTATTTCAATCCCACTGACGAACTCTTCCATATCATCCGCATACTCACCATCTGTTTTCTGTTCCGCTTCATCTCTTCCAGAATAGTAATATTCTTTTGTAGCAACCCACTGCCCTTTTCGGTTCTTCTCCCAGAGTAAGAAAACAGTTGCGTTCTGGGTACCGTAATCAACGCTTACATACTTCCTACCGACATAGCTCTGCGGCTCTGATATGACGTGCTTTTCTTCACTGAACATATCATAGATAATACCTTCCGCTACAGCCCAAAGGCCTAAGATATACCGTTTATAAAACACACCGGTATACATGGAGCGGTATCTCTTCTTAATCCGCTCCGATAGGCTGAGGTTATCATCCATCGTGAAATGAAGATATACTATCTTCTTTTTTTCTACTTTATCAATCCAATCAGTTTTAAACCAATGATACGGACCATCCGGATTGCAGTTAAACCAGTATTTCGAACCATCTACGGAACATCGTCCTGTTGCCTGATTCACGAAAGACTCTGGCATCAGGGCAACTTCATCAAAAAAGACCCCTGCCAGAGTAATACCCTGAATGAGGTCTTGTGAGCGTTCATCCTTGCCACCAAAAATATAAAAATAATTTTCCTTTCCATTTCTGCGAACAATTACGAGATTGTCTGCTCTATGGTCTTCTACATAGTAACCGCGGCTTTTAAGCATCAATTTCAGCCAAAACAAAACATTTCGCCTGAAAGAACCGATTGTTTTTCCACACATCGCAAAGTTTTGACCGTCAAACGATTCCATCGCCCACATAGCAAATGAGAGCGACATAGAAACTGTCTTTCCTGACCTAATTGCTCCATCTGCTATGATGCCGTCCATGTCATGAACTGGTGATTCTGGCATCCACCAGGTAAGGATTTTCTTTTGTTTACGTGAAAATGGTCTAAACTTAAAGGCTGCTTTCTTTATTCTTCTTCCCATGTTTCAGATGCCTCGCTTTTAAGTGCTTCTAAGAAACCATCATCTTCTATTTCTTCCTCATCTGGATTCATCTTCTGTTTAAGAGCCTCTGTTCTCGCTTCAATCTCCTTGATTCTCGCTCTTTGTTCTTCTTCATCCAGAGTTGTCTTGGCTTCTGCGTTCCACCCGGAAAAATTATTTCTCAGGCTGAACTGCGCGCCACTGGTTCCATCTCTGTCAAATAGCCGCTCTTCTGTATATGCTTCTATCATTGTCTTCGCACGCGTTATCGTGTCCATAAATTCTTTTTTGCCTTGGTAATTAAGTAAAGATGTTCTGGTTGTAAAACCTAGAGCAAGAGCCAATCCTGTGACAGTTGGCGGCCGGTAGTTAATAACTACCGGTTTCCCCCATTTATTCAGAACCGGCTCTCCGTTATTATCTTTTAGGATTTCTCCTTCACATTTTTTAAAATATGCCTCGATTTTTTCTTCGATTTCTTCTTTAGTTTTGTACTTCGGCGGTCTTCCGACCGTCTTTTTCGTAGCCATCCGACCACCTCCTCTTGTTTACAAATACGATTTTAAAGCTTTGACGATCGCCCTGCTTGTCGCACTGGCATTTTTTCCTTTTCTCATATATTCGGATACACCTTCCGCTACCATTTCATGTGCTGCTTTTCCTTTGGAGCTGCTTCCATATTTGGATACAGCAGATAACGAACCCCCATTCATCTTCTTTGCTGTTTTTAAAACCTGTCTATCCCATTTTCCAGATTTTCTCATATTCGCTTTTTCTAATACAGACAGACCTTTATTATTTTTATGCATTGCATAGTCCGTGCGTTCCTATTCCGTATGCTGTTGAATCTGCTACGTGATTTGCTTTTTTGAATTCGCTATTTTTAGATGAGTACTCGGTTCTTGATAAACTTAAATCTCCAAATCCATTCACACTAGCCATTGCTTTCTTGCTGTCGGTTACTCCAACTCCATTTAAAGTATTTAACGGAATTCCAAATTCATTAAGCGTGTCCCTTACACCATTTAGTGTTTTATTTACCAGTGCTTTGTTTAGTCCATTGATGTCGGATTCTATTCTAACTCTTGCTCCTTTAAAGCTACTGATTCCGCTTCCTCCACTCATCCCACTAGACGAACCTCTACCACCCATCACATTTCGCCTCCTTAAATTTTTCTTGGAATGCTTTAATTTTTACAATGTTCTCTGTACATTCTTCCGGCACATCCCCATAAAAAATAATGGTCTCCGGCTGTAGCCTTCTGACCATCTCTTTATACCCTAAGATAAATAATTCCTTTGTTTTCTTATTTTTCTGTGTTCCCACACTGGATACTGCTACCGTTCCACCTTCGGGCTCCCCATCAAAGCACCATTCGTACGAGTCTGGTGTGCTCCATGAGATTGTCGGAATAACATCTATTCCATTTTCTTGTAAATATGCTCCTATCCAATGTTTGCGGTAATGATTATATATCTGTATGATCTTCGGGAAATCTGTGTAAGTGCTAAAATCCGGGGTCATAACATATTTAAAATCATATAACATGGATAGATATCTGTCCGGGGTCTTCCATAGCCGTTCAAACTGATAATCGTCAAGGAAGAAGTGTATTCCTTTCTTTTCCCGTTTCTTTGCCTGTGCCGCATAATTAAATCCTACAAATTCGCAGAATTCAAAGTGTGTAGCTTCTATCTGCGGTATCTCATATGGTCCCACGCCCTTAAAAATTCGTTTATTCAGATTTTCATAATTTCTTGTATTTCGGTAATTCATGTTATCACCTGCCTATATATTCCCCTCCAGGAATCGAACCTGGGACATTTGTGCTCTACCACTGAGCTAAGGGGATAAGAAAAGCACCCCGAAGGGTGCTATCAAATACTTATTCTAATATATTATGTATCAAGTCAAACATTCTACTTAATACAATAAATAAGTTCAATATTAAAGTCACAGAGAAATAATAAATAATATAGCTATCTAACTCTCCATATTTTTTTGAAAATATAGTCATAAAACAAAAAAGAAGTATAAAAATACTATTCATTATCTCATACATTAATAAATAAAACGTTTCATTAATTAATGCTTTTATATGCTTACTTTTAGTTGCATCTATATCTTCTTTGCATTTGTATTTTTCTCTT